ACTTCATTATTGCCCGTGACGGCAAGGTGTGGGTGTGCACGACGGCCGGGACACCGGGGACGTGGACGCAGGCGGGCGGTACCAGTGGTGCCGCGTCGGAGTCGGCGGCCGGGATCGTGGAGCTGGCGACGGACGCCGAGACCGCGACCGGGACCGACACGGCGCGGGCGGTCACCCCCGCCAACGTGGCGTCGGCGTACCCGCTCAAGGCGGCGACGACCGGGCTGGTCGACGCGGCCGGGGACCTGCTCTATGGGACCGCGGACAACACGCTCGGGAGGCTCGCGGTCGGCACCGCGTACAAGACGCTGCGGGTCAACAGCGGGGCGACTGCCCCTGAGTGGGTGTCGGGCGGGGTGCACCTCATCGCCGAAACGGTCCTCGGGTCCAACACCGCCTCCATCGACTTCTCGTCCATCCCGGCGACGTTCCGGCATCTGCGGCTCGTGTACCTGCTCCGGTCCACGGTCGCTGCGAACAACGACTCGGTGGTGCTCACGTTCAACGCCGACACCACGAACGCGAACTACGACCGGCAGCTCCTGCAGTCCGGCGCCGGCACCAACACCGGCCAGGAGTCGTTGGCTACGACCGGGGCGAGGAACATCACCCCCATCCCCGCGGCGAGTTCCCCGTCCAACCACTTCGGCAACGGCGAGATCAGCGTGCACAACTTCGTCGGGACCACCGGATACAAGCAGGCGATCAGCGTCGGTTCCGCCTGGCGCGCCCGGACAACGTCGCTGCTCCACCTTCAGTTCCAGGTCGTGTCTTGGGCATCGACCACGGCAGTGAACCAGATCACGCTCGCCCCCAGCTCGGGACCCAACTTCCTCACCGGGTCACGGGTCGCCCTCTACGGGATCGGATGACCATGCCCCCCACGAAGATCGTCATCGACTGCTCGACCGGCAAGGCCACCGAACGGGCGCTGACCCCAGCCGAGGTCGCCCAGCTCGAGCAGGAACGCGCCGAAGCCGCCGCAGCAGCAGCGGTACCCGACCCACCGACCGACGTGGAACGCCTCGCCGCCGTGCTCGTCGCGAAGGTCGACGCGCTCACCGAGGCCGACGTCGCCGAAGCACTCGGCGTCCACGAGGACCGGGTGGCCGCCGCCACCGCCGAACTCACCAAGAAGGGCTTCAAGTTCTCGACCGCGCCGGCTGGCGTGTCCGCCGACGACTGGAAGGCCAAGATGGAAGCCAACATCGCGAAGATCGCGGTCCTCCCCGATGTCCTCAAGGCCGCCGAGAAGGCTGTCAAACAGGCCAACAAGGTGCGCGACGAGGCCAACATCGAACTCGACCTCGGTTGAGGCAGTTGGGGTTGGGGGACTCCCCCAACCTAGCCTCGCCTCCGGAGCCTTGCTTGTTGGGCTCCGGGGGTTCGAGGGATCGGCGAAGGCAGATAGGTCCCGCGTCCTGCCTTCACCCATCCCACGGAGAAACACCATGCAAAATTTCTTCAAGCTCGTAGGCAACTCTTTCCGCCCGTTCGACTGTCAAGTCGCTCTGTCCGAACTCCAGCCCGGCGATACCCTGACCCTCATCCCCGAGCCTACCAACCCCTACGACTCGAACGCTGTGAAAGTCATGAGCGCCGACCACCACCTCGGCTACGTCGCCAAGGAAGCTTGCGCCGACATTCTCGCGTTCATCGCCGCCTATCCCTCTCACGTCTGCCGCATCTACACCAAGTTCGGCAAGACCACTGTGTGCGAGCTTCTGCCTTCCGATGCTTGAGCTGCTTTACGCTGCCTTGGCCGAGGAGTACGGCATCCGTGTCCGCACAAACAACCTCCCAGTTTTAAGGCAGAAACTTTACGCACTGCGCAAAGCGCACGCCGATCTTTCTTGCCTTTCCCTCGTCCAGAGCCCATTTGACGAGAACGAACTCTGGATACTCAAAGCGCGAAAGGACACCAGCGATGGTACGCAAAGTACGTGAAGACTTGGAAATACACAAGCACACCCTCAACCTTTACAAAGGTGACTACGCCGCCATTCAGGAACTCTTTCCTGACATCGGCGCTGGTGTGGTCATCCGCAAGGTAGTCCGTAACTACGTCGAGTCCATCAAGGCCAAGACAACGGCAGAAGTCCCCGCCGTCACTGGCGACCAACTGGAGCTGAAACTCAATGTCTGACATCGCAGAGCTATTCGCCCGAGACCCACTCGACCTTACCAAGTCCGACGTGACCGAGATCATCCTGCACTTCCGCAAGTGCCGTTCGCAGTTCAACCTCGGCAACATGAGCGCCGGCTCCACCAAGCCCAAGTCCGAGAAAGCCAAGGCCACCGACACGCTCGCGGCCAAGCTTGATCTCAAGCTCGACTTGGAGTTCTGACATGAACGCCCCAGTCCTCCGCAAGTCATTCGATGCCTCCGGCATCCAGTTCGCGTTCGACTCCACGTCCCTCAAACTCTTCCAAGAGTGCCCCCGTAAGTATCAGTACAAGATGCTCGAGGGCTGGACTCGCCGCGAGAAGTCCGTCCATCTCCTGTTCGGCGGCTGGTACGCAACCGCGCTCGAGCATTACTACAAGCACACCGCGTTGGGACTGTCCTCCGATGAAGCGCTTCTCGCCGTGGTTACTGAAGCCCTTGTTTCCACTTGGGTTTACGATACTGCCGAGGACGGCAAGTTCATTCCCGGCACCGGCGCCCCTTGGCTTTCCGATCACAACACCAAGACCCGCGAGAACCTCATCCGCACCATTGTCTGGTACGTCGATCAGTTCAAGGACGAAGCGATCGAAGTCATAAAGACTTCCGAAGGCAAGCCCGCCGTCGAGTATTCCTTCTCCCTCCCAGTCGACAACGGCATCGTGCTCTCCGGCCACATCGACCGCCTTGTGACCTACAGCGGCCACCCCTACGTGATGGACCAGAAAACCACTGGCACCACCATCACCCCGTATTACTTCGACCAGTTCAACCCCGACATGCAGATGTCCCTTTACACCTTCGCCGGTCGCATGATCTACAACATGCCTGTGCAAGGCGTGATCATCGACGCCGCGCAGATCGCCGTGGGTTTCACCCGCTTCGCCCGGGGCTTCACCTTCCGCTCTTCCCAAATGCTTGACGAGTGGTACGACGAAACAATGGCCCTCACCCAGTCCATCCGTTCCGCCACCTTCAACATGAACTTTCCGCGCAATTCCACTGCGTGCGGCAACTACGGCGGCTGCGAGTTCCGTGCCATCTGTTCCCGTTCACCTGAAGTCCGCAAGCAGTTCCTCAAAGGCGACTTCATCCAAGGCAAGCTTTGGGACCCGCTGGAAGTGAGGGTGTAACTATGCTTACACTTGAAAAACTTCAAGCAGAAGAAGTGCAAGGCGTGTTTGCTTTGCATGTGTCTAGAGTTTCGGAGCCCCGCTGATGAAACACCTCGTAATCTACAAGCGCCATAACGGCGCATACGCTTGGACGGAAGTCGAACGCGACATGCCCAAGCATGAGTTCTCCAACCCAGGAACCTACGGCCTCCCCTCCGATCTCGAGATCATCGCCGTGATCCACAACATCAAGCTCGAATGTGGCATCACCCTCGTCAACCAGCACGTCATCACAACTTCCATCCCAAGCGAGTCCTAAATGCCCAAGCTTTCCGAACACCAGTCCTCCTCCATCGTCAAGCTCATCCTCATCGGCGACTCGGGCACCGGCAAGACCGGCAGCCTCACGTCACTTCTCGGGGCCGGCTACCACCTCCGCATCCTCGATCTCGACAACGGCCTCGACTCCCTCGTCCAGTGGGGCCGCCGACAGTTCCCGGACAAGCTCGACAACGTGGGCTTCATTTCCCTGCGCGACAAGTACAAGGTGACCGCTCACGGTTCCGGCGTCTCCGGTTCCGCCACCGCTTTCGTCAAGGCCTGCACCCTTCTCGACAAGTGGGAGGACGACACCAAACCCGCCCAGTGGGGACCGAACCACATTCTCGTAATCGACTCCCTCACCGCGCTCGGCAAGGCTGCGTTCGAGTGGGCCAAGGGCATGAACCCCTCCGCGAAAGACCCGCGCCAGTGGTACTTCTCAGCGCAACAGGCCCTCGAGAACATCATCGCCTCCCTCACTTCCGAGGAGTTCGCCACCAACGTAATCATCATCTCGCACGTCACCTACAAGGAACTTGCGGACGGCACCACCAAGGGCTACGCTAACTCCATCGGCTCCGCCCTCGGCCCGACCATTCCCAAGTACTTCAACACCCTGCTCCTCGCAGAGTCCATCGGCTCCGGCACCAACGTCAAGCGCACCATCAAGACCGTGCCGACCGGCGTGATCGACCTTAAAACTCCCATCCCTTTCAAGCTTCCCACAGCTTTGCCGCTGGACACCGGCATGGCGGAGATATTCAGCCAACTGAAATCTTCGTAACACGTCCAACCAAACCAAAGGAAAATCTCTATGTCTCTCAATTTCGCTGACATCGCAAAAACCAAGATCGAAGAAATCGAACGCCCCGCCAATGCCCCAGTCGGTACTTACGTTTTCCAGATCACCAAGGTCCCGGAAATGACTACATCGCAGGACGGCAACTGGGACATCATTAACATCCCCTGTGTCGCCGTCGAGGCCACGGACAATGTTGACCCGGAAGACCTGCGCAACTTCGGCGCGATCAAGAACATTCGCCAGTCCTACCGCTTCATGTTCAACAAGCAGGACAAGGCAGCGTTCGAGTCCACCGTGTTCCGACTCAAGACCTTCCTCGAGTCCCATGTGCGTTGCACTGCGGACGGGATGGACTTGTCGCAGTCCTTGAACGCCTCGGTGAACCAGCGGTTCCTCGGTGAGCTTTCGTGGCGCCCCGACAAGAACAACCCGGAAATCATCTACACCGAGATCAAGCGCACCGCGCCGATCGAGTGACGGAAACCGGAGGGGCCTAGCGCCCCTCCATTTTTCAGGAGGACACCATGATCCCAGAACAATTCTATCTTTTCAGCATCAAGAACGGCGGGTGGATAACGCCCGCCTTTGGCACTACTACCCGCCCGCCCGGCGAGTTTGCCAAAAAGTTCCTGCTCTCCGAGGCCGTCGCCTATTGCGCCAAACGGTTTTCCGAAGGCCACAGTGTCATCCCCGTCTCCACCTTCCTCATTGAGTCAATCGAAAGCGCAGTCGATGGAAATTGAACGCGGCAAATCTTTCCCGGTCGAGTCAATCTGGATCGACCGCTCCACCCGGCAGCGGAAAGAACTCACCCAGATCGACGAACTAGCATCCTCGATCCAGCGCACCGGGCACCTGATCCACCCAATCACCATCCGCAAGTCTGGCGAACTTGTCGCCGGCGAGCGCCGCTATACCGCCGTCAAGCAGCTCGGCTGGACCTCCATCGACGTTCAGTTCGTCGAGGACCTCAACGAGTCCGAGCTTAAACTCTTGGAACTTGAAGAGAACGTCGCGCGCGTTGACCTCTCATGGCAGGACCAGTGCCACGCTATCCACCAGTACCATGAAATCCGCAAGTCCCAAGAGCCCGACTGGAATGCCACGCGCACGGCGGAAGCCCTCAACATTTCCACCAAGTCCCTGAGCGAAAAGCTCGCGGTCGCCACCGAACTTGTAACCGGCAATTCCATGGTTGCCGAGGCGCCAAAGTACTCCACCGCTCGTGGCATCGTTGCCCGCGCCACGGAGCGCAAAAAATTCACCGGCCTTCAGCGCGTCGCTGAAACCATCAATCCGGTGAAAGCCGCTGAGTCCGCACGCAAGCACGCTGAAGTCCCGCTCCTTAACACCGACTTCGCCACTTGGCTTGACAACTACACCGGCGACCCCGAGTTCAACTTCATCCACTGCGACTTCCCTTACGGCGTTGGAATGCACAAGTCCGACCAAGGCGGCGGCGCTGCTTATGGCACATACGAAGACACCGTTGACATTTACTGGGAACTTCTCGCCCAGCTCGAACGGGCCATGTCCATCTGTGTCAGCCCGTCCGCCCATCTCATGTTCTGGTTCTCGATGGACTTCTACCAGTCCACCAAAGAAGCCCTCGAAACAATGGGCTGGCGTGTCAACCCGTTCCCCTTGATCTGGTACAAGTCCGACAACACCGGGATCATCCCCGACGCTCAGCGCGGACCCCGCCGCATCTACGAGACCGCCTTCATGGCCTCACGCGGAGACCGCCTTATCGTTCGAGCCACTTCCAACGCCACGCTGGCCGCAGGTTCTTCCGAGAAATCCCTGCACATGAACCAGAAGAACCACCAGATGCTCATGTATTTCTTCAACATGTTCGTCGATGGTTCCACTACAATGCTTGACCCCACCTGCGGTTCCGCTAGCGCAGTCAAGGCCGCAGCAAAACGGGGCGCCGCTCGTGTCCTCGGGCTGGAAAAATCCCAAGAGTTCTTTGCGCGCGCGGTTGAAGCCTACCACGACCCGGTGATTTGATGCTGTTAATCGTCACAGACTTCATCTCCAAGGACGACGATGGCGTGTTCTCCGGTGCGCAGTACAATATCCTGCGCCAACTGTTCGGGCAGGTTGGCCTTCCACTCAAGGCCACGGAGAAGCACGCCATCTTCAGCTTTCACGCCCGCGATATCTTGGACCTTGCCGGCCCGAAGGCCGAAGGCCTTGCAGGTTTCCCTGCTGTCGGCCCCGGTAAATACGTCCACCAGAAATACAAAACCGACCTCGACCGACTCGCTGCCGTGATCGAGCGTGTGAAACCCAACCTCATTTTGGGCTTCGGCCCCGTCGCCGCTTGGGCTTTGCTGCGCAACAAGTCCGTGAAGGGCATTCGCGGCGCGCCAACCAAGTCCGTCTACGGCCCCAAGACTCTGATCACCTACCATCCCGCCTCCGTCCTCCGCGACTACGGATTGCGCCCGGTAGTAATCGCGGACCTTGACAAAGCCACACGCGAACTTCAGTTCCCGGAAATCCGGCGCCCGTCCCGCGAGATTTGGTTGGAGCCAACGTTCCAAGACCTGCTTGATTTCGAGGCCCGGTTCATTGAACCTGCCACCCAGCTTTCCATCGATATCGAAACCGCGCAGCGGCAGATCACCTGCATCGGCTTTGCCCCTTCCGACGATCGCGCACTCGTAGTCCCCATCACCTGTCGCAAAGCCAAGGACGGAAACTATTGGGATGCCGGGACTGAACTCCAAGTCTGGCGCTGGATACGCAAACAGTGCGCCCGCAACGTTTCCATCATCGGGCAGAACTTCCTCTACGACGCCAACTTCCTTTGGACTTCCTACGGCATCACCTGCCCATCTATGTCCGAGGACACCATGCTTCTCCACCATTCCCTCCAGCCGGAGATGGAGAAGGGCCTCGGCTTTCTCGCTACGATCTACACCAACGAGCCCCCATGGAAGATGATGCGGAAGTCAGACACACTGAAACGGGAGGACTAAATGATTTACATCGCATCGCCTTTCACCCACTCAGATATATTGATCGAGCGCGCCCGGTACGTTCTTGTCTCCAAATACACCAACAAGCTTTTAATCTCCGGCGTAGCCGCATTCTCCCCCATCGTCTACGGCTACCATTTTCACAGCACCTACAAAATCGCCAGCGACGCCAAAACGTGGCAGGACTTCAACTTCGCCATGCTTTCCGTTGCCGAGTCCCTAAATGTCTACATGCTTGACGGCTGGAAAACATCACTCGGCGTTCGCGCTGAAATTAACCGCGCCAAGCAACTTAAACTCCCCATTTCATACACAGCCCCGGTATTATGATGGCCCGCATTTTTGACACCGCCAACCTCACTCGCGACACAATCCTTTCTCAGGACGACAACGATTGGCTTTACAACGGGCTTGATTGCTGCGTAACTCTTGAAATCCTCAACACCCTTCTTCCGCAGCTTGACTCAACCTCGCGTAAGACCTACGAGTTTTCAAAGGCCCTGCAAGCCCCGATCCTCGAGATGTCCATGCGCGGCATCCTCATTGACGAGGAGCGCCGCCAATCAGTCCTCGCCGACTACCAGCGTACCATGCTCCGGCTCGAGCAGCAACTCAACGAAATTCTTCGCGAGGGCATTGGCCTCGACATCAACTGGCGTAGCCCTAAACAACTCAAGGACCTGCTTTACGGCGTGATGGGTCTCCCGCCTGTCCGCAAACGCAACGCCCAAGGTTTTATGGCGCCGACCGCCAACCGTGAAGCCCTCGAGAAACTTTCCCATTACTTCATCGCAGAACCAATCTGCGCTCACATGCTCGGCCTCCGCGATCTGGAAAAGAAACGCCAGTTCCTTGTCACCGCCATCGACCCCGACCAGCGCATCCGTTCCAACTTCAATATCGCAGGCACCAACACCGGGCGCCTCGCGTCCTCCATGTCAGACTTCGGCACCGGCGGCAATCTCCAGAACATCGATCGCGACCTCCGTTCCGTCTTCATCGCAGACAAAGGAATGAAATTTGCAAACCTTGATCTTGAACAAGCGGACTCCCGTAATCTTGGGGCTCTTTGTTGGACAAATTTTTATGAGTCGCACGGAGCGTCGTGGGCTGGTAAGTACCTCGATGCTTGCGAAAGCGGAGACCTTCACACAACAGTGTGCAGAATGGCCCGCCCCGCTCTCCCTTGGACGGATGACCCGAAAGCTAATCGAGCTATCGCTGACCAGATCGCCTATCGAAATATGTCTTTCCGAGATTTGGACAAACGACTCGGTCATGGTAGTAACTATCTCGGCCAGCCCGCTACAATGGCTCGTCACACTAAAGCTCCCGTAAGCGAAATCACCACATTTCAGACCAACTATTTCCGCAACTTCGCGTGCATCCCCGCTTATCACGAATACGTCAAATTCCAACTCGACAACTACGCCCAGCTTACCACCCTTTTTGGCCGCCGCCGGTTCTTTTTCTCCCGTCCCAACGACCCCGCAACCCTCCGCGAAGCCGTCGCTTATTCCCCCCAGTCCATGACCGCCGACGAAATCGACACAGGCATCCTCAACCTTTGGCGCTCCAACCGCGTTCAACTTCTTGTCCAAGTTCACGACTCAATCCTGTTCCAGTACCCCGAAGAACTTGAAAACGAAATCGTACCGTGGGCGCTGGAAACACTAAAAGCCCCACTAGAACTAATCGGCGGGCGGCGCTTCGTCGTCCCGACCGAGGCCAAGGTTGGATGGAACTGGGGGGACAAACATGATAA